TATTGAAGGTCAAAAAGAAGATAAAGAAACTGACACAAATTATTTACATAAAGGTTTAGCACAAAGAAGTTTTACCAGAACCTGGACTCTTGCTGATGATACAGAAGTCTCTTCTGTAAATTTTGAAGACGGATTACTTACAGTAATTTTGGGAAGAATCGTTCCAGAATCACATAAGAGAAAAGATTATCTCTAAATAACAATGAGCTAAACTATCGTTGCTGCAGGGAGGTAACTGGTAAAATCCAGTTGCACCTCCCCTTTTTTTGTGCTATAATTCACTGAGGTATGGGAGAACTATGACGATTAAACTGATGCTTCTTAAGTCAGGAGAAGACTTAATTTCAGATATTAAGGAAATGGTTTTTGGAGAAGATGAGGAAAAACGAGTCGTTGGATATTATTTAAACCGACCTTGTATTGTAAAGATGCAATCTCCAAATCTTGTCACAGAAGAGAATAAAGATAAAGGTCCTCAAAAAGTGGGATATCAAGTTCAACTTCATCCTTGGATGCCTTTGACTACTGATGAAGAAATACCTGTTCCTGCTGATTGGGTTGTTACGATTGTAACTCCAACACAAAAATTAAAACAAATGTACATTGATGATGTTGTAAACTATGGAAAAGATAATCAAAGTGTTAGTTCTGACGAACAACCAGATATTGGTCTCACAGATTGAGGAGGTTGGTGCCGATATTGGAGAACCAGATTGTAAGTTAGTAAAACCATTTGTAGTCTCCAAAGATCAAACTTTAGAACCATTTTTAATTGGATACACAAAAGAGGATACTTGTATGATGAGTTCTGAAAAAATTCTAACACTTGTAAATCCCACGCCAACACTTCTTGAAAAATACCAGGACCTTACCAAAGAATGAGTCAAACCTTTTATACTAATGTTCAATTGATAGGGAATCAGTTTCTGATTCGTGGTGTAGAGAATGGTAAAAGATTTGAAAACAGAGATGAGTTTTTTCCAACACTATATGTAAATAGTAAAAAGGAATCAAAGTATAAAAACTTAAGTGGTGAAAATGTAGAACCAATAAGACCAGGAACAGTTCGAGATTGTCGTGAGTTTTATAAAAAGTATGAGAATGTAGATGGGTTTGATATCTACGGGAATGATCGGTATGTTTATCAATATATTTCAGAGAAGTATCCTGAAGATGAGATTAAGTTTGATATCAGAAAAATCAAACTTGTAACTTTGGACATTGAGGTTGGGTCCGAGTCTGGATTTCCTGACGTAGAATCTTGTATTGAAGAAATTCTTGCAATCTCTATTCAGGATTATACAACTAAAAAGATTATTACTTGGGGAGTTAAACCATTTAACAATATTCGTGCTGATGTAACTTATCATCATTGTCCGAGTGAATATGAACTTCTCAATCATTTTATTAACTATTGGATGACTGATGTTCCTGATGTAGTCACAGGATGGAATATTCAACTTTATGATATCCCATACATCTGCAAACGATTAAATCGTGTTCTTGGTGAAAAGTTAATGAAAAGATTCTCTAATTGGGGATTGGTTACTGAGAAAGAACTTTACATTACTGGTCGTAAGCATACTACATTTGATGTCGGTGGTTTGACTCAGTTGGATTACCTTGAGTTATATAAGAAGTTCACTTATAAGGCACAGGAATCTTATCGTCTGGATTATATTGCTGAGGTTGAACTCGGACAGAAGAAACTGGATCACTCAGAGTTTAATACCTTTAAAGATTTTTATACTAAAGGTTGGCAAAAGTTTATTGAGTACAACATCGTTGACGTAGAACTTGTTGATCGTCTGGAAGACAAGATGAAGTTGATTGAACTTGCTCTTACGATGGCATATGACGCAAAGGTAAATTATGCTGATGTATTCTATCAAGTTCGTGTTTGGGACACGATTATCTACAATTACCTTAAGAAAAGAAATGTTGTAATTCCTCCTAAAAACAGATCCCAGAAAGATGAAAAGTATGCTGGTGCTTATGTAAAAGAACCTATTCCTGGTAAGTATGATTGGGTCGTTAATTTTGACTTGAATAGTCTATACCCACACTTGATTATGCAGTTTAATGTGAGCCCAGAAACTCTTGTTGATGAAAGACACCCTACTGTAACCGTAGATAAGATTCTGAATCAAGAACTTACTTTTGAGATGTATAAGGATTATGCGGTCTGTCCTAATGGTGCTATGTTTCGTAAGGATGTTCGTGGATTTCTTCCTGAGTTAATGGAGAAGATGTATAACGACCGTGTTATATTCAAGGATAAGATGATTGTTGCAAAGAAGCAGTATGAGAAAACAAAAACAAAAAATTTGGAAAAGGAAATTGCCAGGTGTAATAACATCCAAATGGCAAAGAAGATTTCTCTTAACTCTGCTTATGGCGCTATCGGCAATCAGTATTTCCGTTATTACAAACTAGCAAACGCAGAGGCAATCACTCTTTCTGGGCAGGTCGCGATTCGTTGGATTGAGAGTAAGATGAATATTTATCTCAATAAACTTCTAAAAACACAAGATGTTGATTATGTTATTGCTTCTGACACTGACTCCATTTATTTGCATATGGGTCCTTTGGTTGAAACTGTATACAAAGGAAGAGAGAAAACTACTGAGGGCGTTGTTTCTTTCCTTGATAAGATCTGTCGGATGGAACTTGAAAAGTATATTGAAAGTTGCTACAAAGAGTTGGCGGAATACATGAATGCATATGATCAGAAGATGCAAATGAAGCGAGAGAACATCGCTGATCGTGGGATCTGGACTGCAAAGAAACGTTATATTCTCAATGTATGGGATAGTGAAGGTGTCCGTTATGAAGAACCTAAACTGAAAATGATGGGTATTGAGGCAGTTAAATCCTCCACACCTGCTCCTTGCCGCAAAATGATCAAGGATGCTCTTAAGTTAATGATGAATGGAACGGAAGAAGATGTAATTGCCTTTATTGACAATGCTCGCAAAGAGTTTAGACAACTTCCTCCAGAACAAATCTCATTCCCTCGTTCTGCGTCTGATGTGAACAAATACAAGTCTTCTTCTACAATTTATTCCAAGGGAACACCAATTCATGTTCGTGGAGCACTGTTGTTTAATCATTACATAAAAGAGGCAAAACTAACCAACAAATATTCACTTATACAAAACGGTGAAAAAATTAAGTTTGTTTATCTAAAGAAACCAAATATAATTCACGAGAATATTATTTCATTTATTCAAGAATTTCCTAAGGAGTTAAACCTTGACAAATACATAGACTATGAACTACAATTTGAGAAGGCATTTTTAGAACCACTCAAAATTATTCTTGATTCAATTGGGTGGAATATTGAAAAGACTATTAATCTGGAGTTATTTTTTTCCTAATGGATTTACCTATTAACGATAAAGAACTTGCAACAATCGTAAGTTGTCTAAGACTTGGTGGAGACGTTGCTCTTTATCAAAAAATGAATACAGTCAGACAGGTTCGGAATTCTGTTCCTGATGGACCTTACAAAAAAACTTTACGTGAACAATATGGGATGACAATCTAATGAAAAATCTAATCAGAGTTAAGTATTATTTTAGGGAGCATCCCGATACAACTCTTTCTGTATTCTTTAAGACACAGGAACAAGTTGAGTCTTATAAAGCAAAACACCGCAATTATGTTTACGTTGAAGAGAGTAAGTAAATCATGGATTTTTTGAAAGATATAGTAAAAGAGATTGGAGATGAATTCACAAAACTTGCATGTGATATTGACGAAACTGAAACATATGTGGATACTGGCAGCTACATTTTTAACGCTCTTGTATCTGGTAGCATCTTTGGTGGTGTTTCTGGTAACAAGATTACTGCAATTGCAGGGGAAACTTCTACTGGAAAAACTTTCTTCAGTCTTGCCGTCGTTAAGAATTTTCTTGATAGTCATCCTGATGGATACTGTTTGTATTTTGATACTGAAGCAGCTGTCAATAAACCACTCTTAGAGAGTCGTGGTGTTGATTTAACTCGTTTTGTAGTTGTTAATGTTGTTACGATTGAAGATTTTCGTAATAAGGCACTTAAAGCAATTGATATATATTCTAAATCCCCAGTAGAAGAACGCAAACCTTGTATGTTTGTATTAGACTCTTTGGGTATGTTATCCACAACTAAAGAAATTAATGATGTTCTAAATGATAAGGAAGTTCGGGACATGACTAAATCCCAACTTATCAAAGGAACATTTCGAATGTTAACTCTTAAACTAGGGCAGGCAAATGTTCCACTCATTGTCACAAATCATACATACGATGTCATCGGAGCTTATGTACCAACGAAGGAAATGGGGGGAGGTTCTGGACTCAAATATGCAGCATCTTCGATCATCTATCTCAGCAAAAAGAAAGAAAAAGATGGAACAGAAGTTATTGGAAATCTTATCAAAGCTAAGACTCACAAGTCGCGTATAAGTAAGGAGAACAAAGAAGTTACTATCCGTTTGTATTATGATGAACGAGGACTTGATCGTTACTATGGTCTTTTGGAACTTGGTGAGATTGGTGGATTGTGGAAAAATGTAGCAGGACGTTATGAAATGAATGGTAAAAAAATCTATGGTAAGGACATACTAAAAGATCCTGAAAAGTATTTCACTGAAGAGGTGATGCAAAAACTTGATGAAATTGCTGGTCAGGAGTTTAGTTATGGGTCATGATCAAAGTATTAAAAACTAAAATTAATGTTGCTAAAGTTACTGAGCAATTAAAAAAATATCCTCAAGATTGGGATCACCAGAAACATCTGGAAAACTCTCATTCTCTAGTTGATAGGGGATTTGCAGATTTGCCAACGAGTGCATTACAACTTATAATAGGTGCAGTTAAGAAGAAAGAAGATTTTGTTGGAGATTCTGAAATCAATATCAAAACTCCTGCATATGAACATCATAACGAAATACGAAAGATTATTCGTAAAGAGTTTGGAAGTAAAGAACTACAACGTTGTGGATTTTTGTCCTTACCAATTGATGAGATTGTAGGAGCACATATTGATAAAGGAACTTATTACGTAACAAGAGACAGATATCATCTTTCAATATCGGGAAGATATCAATACTTTTGTGGAACTGATACTGTAATTGTTGAACCAGGAACTCTTCTTTGGTTTAATAATAAGTTACCACACGGAACAGTAAATATTGCTGATGAAACAAGAATAACATTCGTATTTGATATTTTACATTCCCCAGATAATCCTCACCATAAACTAATTTAATGGAAAAAATTGAGTTCTTAATTTTAAGAAACCTACTTTACAATGAGGAATACACAAGAAAAGTCTTACCATTCATCAAAGCAGAATACTTTGAAGATTCGAATCAAAAGATTATATTTGAAGAAATATATTCATTTATTACAGAGTATAATAAACTTGCCACTAAAGAAGTACTTTATATTGAATTGGGAAAAAGAAACGATCTAAACGAAGAGACCTTTAAGCAAACTTCAAAGATTGTTTCTTGTCTTGATGATGTTCCTGTAGAAAAGGATTGGGTTGTTGATACCACAGAAAAATGGTGTCGTGATAGAGCAATCTATCTTGCACTTGTAGAGTCTATTCACATTGCTGATGGTGATGACAAGAAAAATCGTGACTCAATTCCATCAATACTTTCTGATGCCCTTGCAGTAAGTTTTGATAATCACGTTGGTCACGATTACCTACAAGACTATGAAAAACGATATGAATCTTATCACCGAAAGGAAGAGAAGATTGAGTTTGACCTAGAATACTTTAACAAAATCACCAAAGGTGGATTGCCTAACAAGACTCTTAATATTGCTCTTGCTGGTACTGGTGTTGGCAAAAGTTTGTTTATGTGCCATGTAGCATCTTCTGTTCTTCTTCAAGGTAGAAATGTTCTTTACATCACTCTTGAGATGGCAGAAGAACGAATTGCTGAAAGAATTGATGCTAACCTTCTAAATGTTCCTATTCAAGATATTATAGAACTTCCTAAGAACATATTTGAAAATAAGGTTAATAATATTGCTAAGAAAACTCAAGGAACTTTAATCATTAAAGAGTATCCAACTGCATCTGCACACTCTGGGCACTTTAAGGGATTGATTACTGAACTTGCACTTAAGAAATCTTTTAAACCTGATATCATCTTTATTGATTACTTGAACATTTGTGCTTCCTCAAGATTTAAAGGTGGAAGTAATATCAACTCTTATACACTTGTTAAGTCTATTGCAGAAGAACTTCGTGGTCTTGCTGTAGAGTTTAATGTTCCTATTATGAGTGCGACACAAACTACAAGAAGTGGTTTTGGTTCTTCTGATGTAGAACTAACCGATACTTCAGAATCTTTCGGTCTTCCTGCAACTGCTGATTTAATGTTTGCTCTCATATCTACAGAAGAACTTGAGAATCTTGGACAGATATTAGTCAAGCAACTTAAGAACCGATACAATGATCCCACCATTCATAAGAGATTTGTGGTTGGTATTGATCGTGCGAAGATGAGACTTTATGATGTAGAGCAGAGTGCTCAAAACGACATACTTGACAATGGTAAAGAAGAGGAGTATGATAATGAAGAAAAGAAACCTAAAAAATCATTTGAGGGATTTAAGTTTTGATTTATTATTCAGTATTTGATAGAGACGGTAAAAAAATCGTTGATTGTAATAATATTAAAGA